ATATATATCTATAAGATTCTGCTTACAGTTTATAACATCTTGATTATCATCAACTTACAAATTAATTTGTGCACCAATTCAGTACACTGGGAGCGTGTTGTATGCTCTGCCAGTGACCTATACAGGTGCACAAACTTTGCATCAATAATGACTTCTTTATGTTAAACAATGTCTTTAAACTTATTTATAACATCACAAATATCATGAAGTTTAAGCTTATTTAAATCAATATTATTAGCAAAATGATTAACAAGACTTGCTATATCATCAAGACGATATTTAATAAGCTCTTGTTTATTGATTTCAAACCAAGCTTGACCATATTCAAACCAAGCAAAAGTAGTATTGTCAATATCAAGATAATAAAAAATATCACCTTTAGGAGCAACAAAATAAACATTGGCTTCATCGTAAGTATATTTAACTGTACGACCATCAAGATAGATAAATGATTTTCTTTCCATGTTAGTAAGAGTTTAATGATTAGTAATCTCATGACCTTGCTTATCAGATTGAGCACAAACGACATCTTGACAAGCATGGAAAAGCTTATCAGATAGGTCACAATCGTTTGCCAAGATATTTAGCTGCTGATGAATGAGAGTTTCCAGCCTGTATAGCTTGCCCATGCCCACGAGGAGCACGAGCAACAAACTATTGCAATTCTTTTCGGCATCTATTAAGACACCATGCAGCAGTAAGAAGAACACCAGAAACAAAAATAAGCCCAAACATTTGTTTTGTTTCAAGATTAGGCAGATTTTCGGAGAGCATAACAAGGAAGATTAAGCCCAACAATGTGAAATTGATGATAAACACCCAAAGTATAATTTGTTTAAATAACTTCATAACCAATAATATTAAGAGGTAAAACAATAAAAGGGCAGAGTATTACACCCTGCCCAATTACATTAAAATGGATTGTCACTACTGGAAGCAATCGAAGCGAGTAACGAAGCCCGTTGTACTTTGGCAGCTTTAGCGGCTTTGATTTCGTCGAGCATCATTTTGCGCAACTCGATTGCCATAGCCCTGTACTCTTCCAATAACATGGCGTCGGTAGGCTCGTAGACCTCAATAACATGATAGATATATCGGTCGTAATCTTTGACGCCGTATTCATTGGCATTACGAGTAAACGGGTTAGAAGCAACAACACCAGCGGGTACGAACTCCGCTAATATCTGTATTTCCATACCACAGAAGAACGGCTCTGGCATTCCCGCTGCAATTGCGTTTTCTACCATGCTAACAAAGCGCCCATAAAACGGATGCCTGCGCATTAACGCCGTTAGTTGGTATTCCGATACTTGCAAAGACTGTGTAAAGCCTATTTGCCTACTTCCGTCTTTCTGCGAAATGCTTGCTTTCACTGGCTTGTTGAGGAGCAACATTAAGTTGTTGTACTCGTGTCCATTCTCCGCAACACGTTCAGCGGCATTAATGCCGTTGATAGTAACACGAACAACAAAGTTTGCGTCATTAGCTTTCATTTCGGCAATGATTTGTTCACGTGTTTTTGCACTTGTAGCTACATTTTCGTCGTCGCTACCATTCTTTGCAGCTTCTTCGGCTGCTTTTCTTGCTTCTTCTGCTGCTTTCTTTGCAGCTTCTTCGGCTTGTTTAGCCGCAATTTCTTTTGCATTCATAAGGCAAATAAGATTTGTTAATTAAGGCTTTCTAATATTGGCAAGAGCATGGAAAGCCGATAGCATGCGCTTGACGACAACAAATCTTTTGTTCATTGTCGAGATATTTAGATGCTGATGAATGAGAACTCGGAGCTTAGGAGTTTTGTTAGTTGTAGTAAAAACTTCTCTAAAAATATAATCAATAAGTCTATCAAGAATAATATAGTCCCAATAAACAATGACGGGGGTGTCAAGACGAAGCGCAAGCACCGGGGGTTCATACCCAGTACCTTCGGCGTGACAGTTACTTATACAATTTTCTATATTCATCTTCTTTCTCATCGTTAAGTATATTATCTTTATCTCTTTTATTATTATCTTCTCTCTCATCGTCATTTACATCTTTATTTACGTTCTCTTCTTTATCGTCACTTACATCTCTTTTATTTCCTCTAATCATATCTCTATTAAAATCTTTGGTATTAGCTTTAACTTCGGCGTCACACTCTCTCACATAAAATTTTACTTTATCATTAAGAGGTTCATTCTTATCTCTTCTCCTATTATCAGAAAAATTCTTATCATTGTTTGTATTCTCTTTTCCATTGTCATTTGCATCGTCTTATTCATTTCCTATCTCGTCGTCCCTCATAGCCTTATATGCATTCTAATTCAAATCTCCAGCAACACTCCTATAAACATCAGCTTTTGTAGCTCCTTTATTTCCTTTATTTATATCAGCTTCATTAGCTTTATTATCTTTACCAGCTTCACTGGTTTATTCATATCAGATAACACAATTATAACGATATAGGTGTTGTCGCCAATCTTGACGTTATTGCCGCTATCATTATATTCACACCCCGTAGAGGATAGAGCTATGACTTGCTCTTGATAATAAAGCTGCTCTTGTTTCTAAAGATAATAAAGCTACTAAAGCTCTTATTGCTTTTGTTATTAGAGCTGCGTTAAGCATTATATGGCTGAATCCTCTACGGGGGGTGAATGCGCCTGTATTTGCTACTCTGTTTCTTGTTTCTGTTACTGTTATACCTCTTGCTCTTATTATTGATAATAAAGCTGCTTAGCATGTGCGCTTGTTGGAGCGATTTCGGATATAAGAGAACGGGCTGATAATAGCCTGCTACGCTTTCAGATTTGCCCGTCACGGCACGATAATTTGAAAAATAAGCTATCCTATTATTTTGATAGAGAATTGCTTGGTGAGGCTGGAAATAGGCTTAGAAAAAATTGTTAAAAATAATTTAATAAATTGGCTCTTATTAAAGATAATGTTTATACTTGCAGAAACAAAATAAGTATGGATAATATTGTTGATAAGATTAAGGCTGTTAGACGAGATGAATATAAAGCCGACTATGTTCCCGGTTCTCGTAATAATAAAAAGCCTGTTAATAAGAAAAGTAAAATGAAAGTCGGTGACGCTGGTATTGATTGTTTAACTAAATAAATTATTTATGATACGAATTAAAAGCGATTTAAAGCCGTATGCTATTAAAGTTCCTACTGCTATTTCTGAAATTGATGAAAGATACTTTAAGGCTCTTCTTAACGATGTAAAGATACCTAACAATTATGCTGTTATTGCTATCTGTTATAAAGATAGACTTTTCAGTATTCTTTCTGATTTCAAGAACGGTAACAATGGAACTAAAGAAGTTGTTCCTCTTATTGCTAAAATTCAAGATAATGAATCTAAAGTTCCGTTTGCTGTTGCTGACATTGCTGTTGTTGATGCTTCTTCTCTTGAACGCGGAACTCATTTAGCACTTCGCAATAATGCTATTTGTTTTGGTGCTATTTGTGAATATTGTCTTAGCGATATGGAACTTTCTAAAGCTATTATGAATGGTTCTTTCTTTAATGGTGGAAAATCTCTTGGCGCACATGAAGCTAAAATGGCCGCTCCTGATGTTTTCTTTGTTGAATTTAAGATTGTTCCTCTTTGCGATATTAAGGCTTCTTATTCACAAGATGCTAATATTGCTTGTACTAAAATTGAACACGATAAGAGTAATCTTAATTAATCCTTTTTTCCTGCGTTTAAATAAATCCCAAGCCGCTAACAGATATTGTTTTTGATATTCTTGTTGGCGGCTTTATTTTTTATCTCGCTAAAGTTGATAATATGATTGAAGAAAAACTTGATAATATTCTTGACGGAGTTGATTTAGGTGAGGATTATGTTTTAGTTTATAAAGATTACGAGAACGTTCTTAAAGATATTGATTTTGCCAACGACGAAGAAAGGCTTCTTACTCGTGCTATTATTAAGAATTTAGAGCACGAAGCATCTAAACAATTTCTTAAAGAATTAGCTGTTGACATTCCTTATATAGGAGTTGCTCAACGTAATCTTCTTCGTAAAAGTATTGTTGCTTCTTACCATGAACTAAAAGAAGCTCGTGAAACTCTTCCCGAAGAAGAATATAAAGAGTTTCGTGACAATCTTATTAAACAGAAGAAATTTGAGATTAATAATATCGAACTTCAACGTCGTATTGAAAAAGAAAATAGAAACAAGAATTATAAACTTTGGGTTAAGCTTGCTAAAAAGCATGGAGTGTCTTATGCTAATTTTTATATTTATCTTCATAAAGACCTTCATGTTGTAGAGTTTAATCAAGAACTTAATGATGCTTATGTCGAAGCCTATTCTGATTGACCAGTTACTTACTATTGATAAGACAGGAATGCCTGCTGCTCCAAGCATCACTCAACTTCTTGATAAAGATGTACGTCTTCTTTTTGTTAGAGATACTTCTAAGAATAAAGAAATGTATATTAAAGAAGTTGGTGTTATTTATTATCTTGCTGACCCTAAAGGCCCTTGTCTTAGTCAAGGTCTTAGTCGTAGTGAAGCTCTTCAACGTGCTCGTGAAAATTTTGACCTTCCTACTACTTATACGCCTGACCTTTTAGTTGAGAAACTTATTAAGCGTTATCATTCCCAACGATGTGGTATTGCTGGCGAAGCTGTTGAATCTCTTCAAAAAGCTATTCGTAATATCACTGTTTCATCCAACATAATTAATGAACAGCTTAACGATAAACTTCAAAGCGGACTATCTGCTGAAGATGCTGGTATATTTATTGATTATATGGATAAGATAAATAAACGTATAACTGATTTGCCGAATCTTATTACTGCTCTTAAGAAAGCTGAAGAAGAAGCTGCCTACGAAGAAGAAACTCGAACAGCACGTGGTGGTGTTAAAGTTGTTAGCAGTATGATTGAAGAAGATTAACATGCTATGAAATTTAATTATCTTAACACTTATAATAAACATACAATAGCAAATATTACTATTGTTAATGGACAATATATAGTTGACGGTTCTCTTCCTAATGAAATTTGGAAACCTGTTACTTTTAATGACGGTTATCTTATTTCTTCTTATGGTCGTGGTATTAAACTTGCTACTGATAAAGTTAAAAATCATACTTTTATGATTTATCACGAAGATACAAATGGTTATTTATCTTTTAATATTAATTATAAACGTTACCGTGTTCATCGTTTAGTTGCACTTGCTTTTGTAAAACGTCCCGATGGTTGCGATTATGTTAATCATATAAACGAAAATATTCGAGATAATTATTACGAAAATTTAGAATGGTGTACTAAAAGATATAATAATGTTTATAGTAATGGTATTGTTGTTCAACAATTTGATATTGAAACTGGTGAAATACTTAATACTTTCCAATGTGCTGCTGATGCCGAAGAAATAACAGGTTGTAGAGCAGATGCTATTCTTAAATGTTGTCGTAGAGAACATAGATATAATACTGTCAAAGGTTATGGTTGGAAATTTCCAGACGACCCTGTTTATAAAGTAGAGAATAATTGTTTTAGAAAAGTTATTTCTGTTTGTCCTTTTATGAAGAAAGTTCTAAAAGAATATAATAGTATTGCCGAAGCTGCAAGAGAATTACAAGTTAATAAAAGTAGTATTGGCAAAGCTATAATCAAAAATAATAAATGTAAATCAAGATATTAGTACTATGCAACTTAATATACCCGAATTATATAAAAGCGTTCGTCTTTATTTTGATGAGCCTACTCATCATTATACAGATAGTCTTGGGAACGATTATATTAGTACCACTACTATTTTACATACATACGTTCCTACATTTGATAAAGCATATTGGCTTCGTAAAAAATCTAAAGAACTTGGCATAAGTGAAAAAGAACTTGAAGCTAATTGGAGAGATATTACTGAATACGCTTGTAATGTTGGTAATAATACTCATAATGGACTTGAAAATGCTGTTAAAAATGGAAGTAAATTTCAGCAAGCTATTCAATATCTTTGTAAAGATAATGATAAAGAAATGATTACTGTTGCTGATTTGAATACCATTAATGCTAAATATAAGCTTTTAGATATTAAACAATTTATAGAACTTACTGAAAATAAATACCCAGATGTATATGAAGTTTATCAAAAATATATTAATATGGGTTATAAAATTTATGCTGAAATAGGTTTCTTTCTTCCTAAATATCTTATTAGTGGTACAATTGATGTTTTGCTTGTACGTGATGATGGATATTATGTTATAGGTGACTATAAGACTAATAGAGCAAAACTTCAATTTACATCAGGTTATTATAGGAAAGATAAAAAGCAAAAACCTGTTCAAATAACTAATGAATGGGTTGAAAAGAAAGAAACACTTCTTCCACCGGTTAATAATCTTCCTAATTGTAACGGTAGTATATACAGTTTACAAACAAGTCTATATGCCAAAGCTGTTGGAATGATTACTGGTATGACTCTTAAAGGTATATGGCTTCTACATATTGATTGTGATTATGTATTAAACGAATATGGTATGCCTAAACGTTTTCCTGATGGTCTTTATCATATTAAAGACAATCCTATTGAAAAAACTACTTTTTATGTTATACCTTATAGAGAAAAAGAAATTGAACTTATTTTAGCTGATAGAAAAGCTAAACTTAAAGCTCAAGATGTTAAACGTAATTTTACTCTTGGATTATGAAAAATACTATTATTGGTTTAGTTATTGGTATTATACTTGGTGTGCTTTCCGGAGCTGCTCTTTATGATAAAAATCCAGAGCCTATTATCAAGTACATCCCTCTACGGGAGAGTTCCACAGATAGTATAACTATTGTTAATCTTATCGAACAACTTCGTAGAACTCAAGATAGTCTTAATGCTTATAAAGCTGATACTACTATTAGTGCTGAACTTTTTGTTGCTAAATATAAGCTGGAACGTATTCGTCATTATAATGAAATTGCAGCTAAAGGTAACAATATTCGTTTTCTTAGAGGTTGGCTTAATCGTGTACTTAATGAATAAGATAATATTATGCAAATTATTAAGAATATTGGAGAATATCGTGTTATTTATGACGATAAGCTTATTAGAACCAAAGATGGTTATAATTTAGAATATGGATTTCATGTTCAAAAACTTATTACTATCGGCATTAGCTTTTATATTACTATTAAAAGTTTTGTTGCTTATGGAGAAGATATTGATGAACTTCATTATTTAAAAAATGAAGCTATTGACTTATTTAATAAAATTGTTTATCCCGATAAATATTTTGTTACCAATGCCGTATGTGAATAAACAAGGAACTTCAACTAAGATTGTTCGTATAAGTATTTATGACGAAACTAAAGTTGATGTTTTTCGTAGTCTTTTTGAATGTAACCAAGTATGTGGAACTGTAAATAGTCAAATACTTACTTGTTGTAGACGTAATGCTAAAGCTGGTCGTTTACAATTTAGAGTTAAAGATTGGTATTTTACTTTTCCCGATAATAAATTACTTTAAATTATGGCTGATTTTAAAAATGCTTATAAAAAGATTGAAGCTGCCGAGGGCGGTTATGTTAATGACCCCGATGATGCTGGCGGCGAAACTTATAAAGGAATATCTCGTAAAGCTAACCCTAATTGGAACGGCTGGATTTCTATTGATGCTATTAAGAAAGCTCATCCTACTACTTTTAAGGGTATTCTTAAAAAGACTTCCGAACTTGAAAAGAAAGTTCAAGACCTTTATAAAGACAAGTATTGGGATTGTTTTGAACTCGATGATGTTCCAAGTCAACTTGTTGCTGAGCAAATGTTTGATACCGCTGTTAATCAAGGTCAGGCTGCTGCTATTAAATTTGCTCAACGTGTGCTTGACCTTAGAGAAACTGGTAAATGGTCGCTTGACCTTTTAAATAAACTTGTAGCTATTAAATAATAAATTCAACGGAGTTATGAAGAAGCTTATAATAATCGTATTAATTATAGCGTTAATTAATTTATTAATAACAATTTTGTTGTTTAATAAGTCAGGTGTAGAGAGTTCGTTTCAGCTAATAAATGGTTTCCCTGATACTGTTGTTAATAAGGTTCGGATTGACTCCGTTGAACTTTCTATTAAACATCTTGATAGTACAATTATAAATTATAATACTTATGAAAAGGAAATTATTGATGATGTTCTCAATCTTGATGATAGCGCAACTGTTGCTAAATTCTACGAGCTTATCGGCTCATCCTCTACGGGGGGTTGAAGCAAGGGACAGTGTTAGAATAGCTATTGATGATTTACGTACTGCGAATGCTATAATTACTAAGGCTAAAATTGATGCTGCTGTTATAGTTCTCAAAGACAGTATAATTAATCTTAAAGATAAGAAAATAGATATTCTTAGTAATAGTTATGAAGAAATGAAGCGATATGCTTCTGCTTCTGAAATTGCAAGACAAAATTTAGAACGTAATCTTGATAAGTCTAAGAAAAAGACTAAGATTATTGGTGGTGTAGCTGGTGCTTTTGCATCAGCTTTTCTTGTATTGTTATTAGTCAAATAAAGATATGGCTGCTGAAAAATATCCTTTTAAAGCGTTTATAGAAGAAGATAAAAGCCGTTATCCGCTTGCTTCTGAAAAAGGTTATTATGACCCTTATAATCATTTTCGTATTGGTGACAGTGGTGGTTTCATTATGAATATTAAGCCAGGTAAGTTTGTTAATGTTCATCTACTTACCGAAATGGCTGATTTCTTTGAAGCCAATGGAAATAAATATACTAATTTTAAAGAAGATAGTATTCCTTATAGACAGCTTCGTAAGCGTGAAGCAGACCGTAGAAAGAATGGTTTTAGTGCTCCTATATGGCAAAATCCGGATGGTTCTATTGAAGATGTTCATATAAGTGGTGACTATTATAATTTTCTTAATTATACTCGTATGGAGCGTACCGATGATGCGAGTATTAATTCTTCTGGTCGTATAGCTACTGGTGAAAAGAAGTTTGCTTTTCCTCGTTTTGTTGATGCTCAATTTTGGACACACGCCGTTTATGAGTTTGCTAAAAATAATGGTTTTCATCTTATTATTGTAAAGACTCGTCGTGGTGGTTTTTCTTATATGAATGCTGCACGTGCTGCTAATGCTATAAATCTTCGTAAACATAAAGTATTTATTAATGTTGCTGCTGATAATAAATATCTGATTAAGAAAGGTGGTCTTACTGACTTTGCTCTTAATACTCTTCGTTTTTATGAAGAAAAGACTATGTTTAAGCGTGGTATTTATAGTAGTAGTGCTGAAGACTTTCGTCTTGGATTTAGACTTCCAAATGGAGTAGAATCTGAAGATAGTTGGCAAAGTTCTCTTATTTCTGTTTCTGCTAATAACAATCCAGACTGTGCTATTGGTAAAGATGCTGTTGGTATTAATGTAGAAGAGCTTTCTACAATGCAGAATTTCAATGAGTTTATGACTGTAACTGAACCTGCTATGACAGTTGGTGATATTACTACTGGTTTTCTTGTTGCTTGGGGAACAGCTACTGCTACTAACATGCAAGTTTTTGAAGAAAACTTTTATGCCCCAGGTGAATTTGGTTTTATGTCTTTTGAAAATGTTTGGGATAAAGATGCTCGTAATGAGATTTGTGGTTTCTTTAAATCTTATTGTTGGGGTCTTGAGGGAAGCATAAATGGTATTCCTGCTGTTGATGAAAATGGTAATAGTAATCTTGATATTGGTCTTAAAGTTTCTATGCGTGCTCGTGAAGCTATGAAAGCTAAAACTAAGACTTTTGCTAAGTTTATTAATTATTGTGGTCAACGTGCTCTTTTTCCTGCTGAAAGTTTTAGTAGTGCTACTGAAAATCTCTTTACAAGTGAAGAACTTGTTAATTATGAAGAACGTCTTCGCACAGATAGTGTTTATAATTTCTATGTTGACGGTCAATTTGAAGAGAAAGGTAACAGTCTTATTTTTAAATCTAATAAACGTATTAAGGAAGAAAATCCTGATGCTGTTGTTTATGATTGGATACAAGGCGTACCACGTAAAGGAAATGAACATCCTCATGGTTGTATTCGTATTTGGTTTCATCCTCAATATGATATTCGATATGTTGACGACCATGAAATTAAAGAAATTCCAGAGGGGACTTATGCTGTTACTTATGACCCAGTTGGTATTAATAAAGATGCTAAAGAAATTACTGATAAACATTCTCATAACAGTATTCATGTTTGGGAAATGCCGTCTGCAAGAAATGGTTATAAACTAAAATGTTGTGCTGCTTATTATGGACGTCCTAATAAACTTGAAGAAGCAGATAGAATTTTTTATCAACTTTGCCGTTATTATAATTGTGTAAGAACTGGTATTGTTGAAGTTAACCGTGGCGAAACTGTTTCCAATTTTAATAAGTGGAAAGCTACTCGTTATCTTGCTTTTGAACCTCTCTTTGTATGGGATACTACTTTAAAAGGTGCTGTTAGTAAATCTTATGGCTATAATATTACAGACGGACAAAAGAAACTTGATGCTCTTCGTTTGTTTAAAGAGTTTCTTTATACGGAAATAGGTAAAGATGAAGAGGGTAAACCTATTTATCTTTTTACTCGTATTCCTTGTTATCAAGATATTCTTGAACTTAAAAAATGGAATCCTGTTGGTAACTTTGACCGTGTTTCTGAAATGCTTCTTATAGCTATTTATAGTAAATCTCTTGACATTAAAGCTCAAGGTGAGAATAGTAATAGAAAGAAACTTCTTGAAAGTCAAGATGCAGCAGAAAAGTTTTGGAAGCGTAATTGGTATTAATATGGAAGAACTTAGTATTTATCTTTTTTTGCAATGAATATTTTTGTATTCGTCTTGAGCGTTTAACTAACACTCTTTATATTTATAGTTGATACGCTGCTTATTGTTAAATTAAACCTTATAT